TAACGATTCAGTGGGTAGTTCTTAAGACCTTCTTTACCCATAAAGATAAGAGAGTTACCTCCTACAATAAGATGTTTGATGGCTTGATGAACGACCACTCGATCATTAGATGCATTGATTGAATCCATGACCATCCTCTCCATCTTGGAGAATGAAAGGTCAAGTTCACTACGAATTTCAGGATCAAGATCTTCACCTAACTTGTCATCTCTGACTTGTAGTTTGAAGAAACTTGTCTGTGGTGGGAGTAAAGCAAGCATCAATTTAGATGCTAGTGTCACACATGCTTTAGCTCCTACACTTTGCCAGGGTGTTTTTAATGGTTGGTGAGTTGAGTTCTCACCTTCTTTAGAAATTAAATATGGCAGCGTCAGTTGTGAGCAAGTGTAAGCAATGTCCAGGAACTGTTGACGTTCACTTTGCAGCTCGTTGTATCGTTGACGGCATCTCATATATTTAGTCCTCCTGAATCACTACCTAAATTCAATCCACTCTTTAATGAGGATTGATTTACTCGCCCTGTCCTACCAGTAGCTGTTGATCTTTGACCACCAATTCTTAAATCTGGTCTAGCGCCAGCAGCTTGAAGCTGTACTGGTGCTTGTTTTGCAGGTAATGGCGGTGGAGGTGCAGCAAATGCTGGAGGTAAGGGTGCAGGTTTAGGAGGTTTAGGAGGCTTTGGTTGTGATAAAAAACACATTATTCTTCCATGCGTTGGATTAACCACTCGACTACATAGCGTTGACCAGATAGATACATGATCTTTTCTATGTTGTCGTGTGGTGTAGGTTGTACGGGTGGAAATGTTTCATTCATTTCTTGAATGATTGCGTTAGCTTGTAGACCAACGGTCTCAAGCATATTGAGGGAGGTTGACATTTGAATGTTCAAAGAAAGCAGGCATACGTGCAGCCTTGGTGGCAGAAAACTCTGGAGCTTTACCCTGATACATCAGGTTGTCGCTGCTATCAAGCCAAAATTTTTTGTCCAAATATCTAACCTCATTATTTCTACCTAGTGGTTGCATTACCCAGTTAATTGTTGCCTTCCTAAGTTTATCCAGGGAAGCAGAAGGTCTGAGTCCCAGTTCCGAACACACAAGAGAGTTCGCTGCAACATGAATTTGCTCATCTCTACTGATGTCGGCGGATACGGTACGCATTCCAGCGTCACCATTCCACCGAAAAAAGGGGAGAAGTACGAAGAAAATCGCACGCTCGGCAACCATTGCTTTGAGCACAGTGTGATCTGGATGCGAAGTCCACGCTTCTTTAAGTTTAAGTGCTTCAGCTTCTGCCTTGTCATCAACACCGTAAGCATCGGCGATGTAACCGAGAGCCAAGTCATGGTTCTCTTCATCGGTGACGTTTGACTTGAGTAGGTCGCGTGCCACAGTCGGCACTTCAGTAGCCAAGGCATCAGTTATAAAATCTCCCACAGGTAGTTCCATATGTCGCAATGCAAGAGCACGGTGAATCGTCTCTTCTGCGCCTTCCCGGCATGTACCTGCAACAGGTTTGACCGGAGTCCATTTGCGCTTTCGCGCCATTAATTTGTCGTAAGGATTCATTGTTATTCTGCACAATCACATTGAGGTTCATTTGTCTCCTCAAATAGGTTGGCAAGATAATTCTCTACATCCTCCTCATCAAGAGCAGCATATGCATCAGACTTATCTTGTACATCACCCATTACTTGGAGACTATAATATAAAGAGGTTTGCGGAGACCGGAGCCACTCTTCGATAAACTCCTCATTCATAGTTGCCATATCTGACCACCAATTGAAGGAGTAACCGTGAAGAAGTCCGCTGCTTTGGTACAGTTTCATAATACCATCAGCAACAGCTTTGTAGTTATCCCATCCAACTTCGGATGCAATTTCTACTTCGCCATAATCATAAGTTTGTACACCAAAGGTGCCAGAGTCACGATCAACAGTTCGTGCAATTGGTGGTGCTATTTCAGGAGTACAAGTAAACCCGTCAGTGTCCTGTGAGCGGTAGCTACAAGACGCTGTGGGAGCGATAGCAAACGCTCTAACCATATTGTGTTGTTGAGCTATTGCGGAGGCTTCCTTGATGCCCTGAGCGATGCGTGTTACTAACTCGTATGCGACAGTTGCTCTTGCATCTCCTTTGTCATAGTGGTCGAGCGCACGTCCAAACTGCTCGTAACTAACGTTGTATCTCCGCAAGAGATTTGCGAGACCCAATACTCCAAGTCCAACCTGTCGATCAGAGGTAGAAGGTAGGTATTCTCCAGTCTCGCCGACACCTGTCTTTGCATGTAACTCACAAAGTTCTTGCATCCCGACACGGAAAGCTTTTGGGATGTCTTCATATGTACAGGCTCCCAGGCTGACATGCTGTAACAAGCAAGTCCCTCGGCTGGGCAGGTACACTTCAAGACAAACGTTTCCACGTATTCTTTTTGTTCCTTCATACTTAACTTTGTTTAGCCAGATGTC